GACCTATACAAACAAAAAAGGTCCTTGGAGTTGAAGTGGCAACAGGAGCATCTGTCTAATGATAGATACACTCTTGAAATGGTCAGAATTGATGACAAAGTTAGAAGAGTCATTACTGACATTAAGCTGGAAGAAGCAGCTATTGCTCATAGACAGAATTCTGTCGAAGACGCAGCTCCACAAGTTTCTGTAGCTACTTAGTCAAAAGCTACATCGCTGAAATGCATAAATACCGTGGGCTCTCTTGCACTCTATTAAAAAATACGTTATAACTACCTTACTATATATTTAAATAACTTATTGAATACAGACGCATATAGTCGACTTCCCTAGGGACTGTATTTAAAATATCTAGGAGGATATTAATATGGCTAACACAACTTTTTTAGGAAACGTTAGAGAAAATGGAGACGGCTTAAGAACTTCAATAGCTGGCTCTATGTGTGCAACAGCAAATTTTCATATACCAAATACTTTAACAGCAGGTAATGGAAATGTACAAAAATCAGAAACAGATACAACTTCAGTAATTTTACCAAAAGGTGCTGTCGTTTACCAAATAGCAATTTGGGATGCGAGCGGTTCTGGTGGTGGAACTATGGATTTTGGTTATACTCCAGTAGGAACTGGAACTGTAGTTGCAGATCCAAATGGTTTTGCAATTGCTCAATCAGTTGTAGCAAAATCTCTTTCAGTAGTAGGTGGCGCAACTGATGGTGCAGCACTTGGTGGTATTTCAACAATTATTAATGGTGTTGAATATGGACCAGCTATTGTAAATGCTGCTGGCGCACGAGAACAATTAACAGTTACTCATGCAGCTGGTACATCGGCAGCAGGTTCTGCAAGTGGTACTATTTACTATTTTGTTGCTGACGAAAAAAACGGCGCTGAATCAGCGTAATTAATTAATTATCTATGCTCCTTCGGGAGCATGGAATAAATTAGGAGAACAATACAAATGGGAAACTCATACTCAAGCGACCAAACAACCTTACACCTTTCTACGATTGGTGCTGATACTTTATCAAGATTAGGTAGAGCTCGGATCACTTCTATTCAAGGAAAAGGAATAGCAAATGCTGTTTTAAAATTACATGATGTAACAACTGCTGGTGCAGCTGCTGCTGGTAATTTAGTTGCTGAATATCAATACGGTACAGAAGGATTAGAAGTATATGTCCCTGGTTCTGGTATTTTATTTAAAAATGGAATAGTATTTAATTTAGCTGGAGCAAGCGGAAGCGTTACTTTAACTATAACTGGCGGATAAGGTTTTTACATGGCGACTATTACTTATACAGTTACGGTTGCAACTGGTACTAACCAATATGGTACGGGAAATAGATACTATATTAACGGTACAGTTAGCCCGACTATTCAGTTACAAGAAGGTAATACTTATATTTTTGATACGTCGGATAATTCCAACCTTACTCACATTTTTGCATTTTCTACAACTCCTAACGGTACACACGGAGGAGGAGTAGCTTATACAACAGGTGTAACTACTACAGGTGTATCTGGAAATGCAGGATCAAATACAACAATTATTGTAGGAAACTCAACTACAACTACAGATCAAACTGTACCTCCATTATTTTATTATTGTACAGTCCATGGTGGTATGGGTGGTTCTGCGCCTACTATTACATCTTCTTCTGGAATAACAAATAGATTTAATCCACCGATAGATGATATTATAGAAGAAGCATTTGAAAGAACTAATATAAGAGGAACTAGAACAGGTTATCAATTAAGATCTGCAAGACGTTCTTTAAATATTATGTTTCAAGAATGGGAAAACAGAGGGGTCCATTTATGGAAAGTAAAACTAGCTAAAGTACCTTTAATTTTAGGTCAAGCAGAATATAGTTTTGCAACAGATTCTATAAATTTTCCAAGTGATATGAGTGAAATATTAGAAGCATACTATAGAAATAATTCTACAACTACAGCACCTCAAGACATAGCATTAACACAAATTAGTAGATCAACATATAATGCCACTCCTAACAAATTAGTACAAGGAACTCCTTCACAGTTTTATGTAGAAAGAAAAATTAATCCAAGCATATTTTTATATGCTACACCAAATTCAAGTGTATCAAGTACAACTACACCAAGTAGTTTTCAATTTTGTTTTTATTATTTATCTAAAATAGAAAACCCAGGAGCATACACAAATGTTTCTGATGTAGTAAATAGATTTTATCCATGCATGATGTCAGGTCTTGCATATTATTTAAGTATGAAATTTTCTCCAGAAAGAACTTTAGATCTTGAAAGAATTTATGAAAGTGAAATGTTAAGAGCATTAGATGCAGACAACCAAGGTACATCTACATTTATTTCTCCACAAACATTTTATGGTGATGGGGTAATGTCATAATGGGAGTGTTTGCTAGAGGTAAAAGAGCATTATCTATTTCAGATAGATCAGGATTAAGATTTCCATATACAGAAATGGTTAGAGAATGGAATGGATCTTTAGTTCATTACTCAGAGTATGAACCAAAGCAACCACAACTTGAACCTAAACCAGTTGGGAACGATCCACAAGCATTACAAAACCCAAGACCTCAAGTTGAATCTACAGCTCAATTAATTTTATTAGATAATAATCCTTTTGAAATTATTATTTCAGGAGGTAATACTTATGTAAATGTTTATTCTTTAGATCATCAAAGAAAAGCTGATAGTAAAGTTAGATTAAGAGGAGCACCTTTAGTAATTTCAAATGGAACTGGTGGACCCGACGCTTATAATTTACAATCTTATAATGTTATACCAGATATTTCAGGTGTAACAGATATTGATTCTGCAAATGGTTTTACAATTCAATTAGGTAAAATAGATGCAGCAGGAAATGTAACTGGTAATACTACAAGCGATGTGTTAACTAATCCAATTAGTTACTTTTATTTTCAAAGTGCTGATGCTGCTACTACTAGTGGAGTTAAAGGTGGTGGTTCAGGATGTTCAGCAGGACCAGTAACATTGGAGGCATTATAATATGGCATACACTTTAGCAAATTTAAGAACAGATATTAGAGGATACACAGAAGTATCAGATACAGTTTTAACTGATTCTGTTTTAGCAACAATTATTAAAAATACAGAAAATCAAATTTTAAGAGCGGTTCCTACAGATCAAAATGCTCACTACGCAACATCAACTTTAATTGTAGGAAATAGATATGTAACTATTCCTGCTGATTTAAGATCTATTAATTATGTTCAACTTAAAGATACAGCAGGCAATCAATTTTTTTTAGAACAAAGAGATCCTAGTTTTATGGCAGAATACTATTCTAAACCAGATACTGCAGCCGTAGATATTCCAAAATATTATGGTAATTGGGATGAAGAATTTTGGGTTGTAGCACCTACACCTAATCAAACATACGCTATAACATTAGCTTATAATAAAGAGGCACCAAGTATTACAACTACAACACCTATAGATTATTCTACTTTAGGAACTTATTTATCTAACAAATATCAAGACTTGCTTTTATATGGATGTTTGGTAAATACATATGGATACTTGAAAGGTCCGACAGATATGATACAATACTACCAAGGGCAATATGAAAACGCTCTTACAACGTATGGTACCGAGCAAATCGGCTACAGACGCAGAGATGAATATGAAGATGGCATGATTCGTCAACAATTAAAATCAAAACCACCATCTAGTTACGGAACAAATTAATTAAGGAGAAAAAAATATGGCAAACGTAGTACCTTATGCTTTTAAACAAGGGATCCTAAAAGGACAGCATGATTTATCTGTTAATGATGGGTATTATCTCGCTCTGTATACTACTGCAACACCTTACGCGGTAACTGATTCTGTTTATTCTTCTGCTGTAGCCAATCAAGTTGGTACAGTTGGAACGGCTTATACAACAAACGGAAAAACTGCAGGTCAAGGAGTAGTGGCACAAACAGGAGATTATACAACAGTAGATTTTACAACTGATCCTACATGGACAGCTTCTACAATCACAGCAAGAACAGGAGTGTTATATAAATATGTAGCACCTGGTGGAGCAACAGCTAATCAATATCTAGTAGCAATTTTAGATTTTGGTGGTGACATTACTTCTACAGCTGGTGATTTTAAAGTTACTTTCCCAAGTGCAACAGCAGGAAGTCCTTCAGGATCTGGCGCTTTATTAAGTATAACTGGAAACCCATAGGAATAGTTAATGGCATTAGTAATTAACGATCGAGTAAAAGAAACTAGTACAACATCAGGAGCAGGTGATTTTACACTTGCAGGTGCTTCAACTGGTTTTGTAACTTTTAATAGTGGTATTGGAACTTCTAATACGACTTATTATTGTATATTCGAACAAGGTACGCCAAATTTTGAAGTAGGTTTAGGAACTCTTACAGGTTCCACAACTTTACAAAGAGATACAGTTTTAAGTAACTCTGCAGGTAATACTTCAAAAATAAGTTTCGGGAGTAGTACAACTAAAGATGTTTTTTGTACAATGCCTGCAAGTAAGTCTGTCTACTTAGATTCGACAGGAACACCAGTAGGAGCAGCGTCAGCTGGCTTTGCATTAGCAATGGCCGTGGCGTTATAAATAGGAAAAAAATATGGCACAAAATTTTAGAAACGATTTAGAAGCAGCAGTAGGAACAAGTGAAGTTACACTTGTAACAGGATCAGATTTTGATGCAGTTATTGGAATTAGACTATGTAATATTTTAACTTCCACAATTGAAGTTGATGTTTACATTGTAAATAGTGGAAATAAATATCTTGCAAAAGGTGTTGTTATCCCACCAAACTCTGCAATTGAATTAATTCAAGGTGGATCAAAAATTGTTTTAAAAAATGGTGATGTATTGAAAGCAGTATCTAATACAGCGTCGTCTGTTGATATTGTCACTTCATTCATCAACCAAATTAGTTCTTAGGAGGAATTATGACGGCAGTAGTAAATGGAATCCAATACATTGGAGGGCAAACCTCTCCAAACGAATTTATACCCAATCAAGCGCAAACCATTGATGGTACGCAAACAATTGAAAGTGCAGTTCTTGCAGGACCTATCATTATTCCTGCAACAATAACAGTAACAGGAACTTTAGTAATAGTATAATGTCAAAAATAGAAGTAGATGCAATAGACAAACAAAGTGGTTC